GTTGAACTCGGCCACCGGGTTGCCTTCCTTGTTGGGTTCGTTCAGGTCTTTGATGATTCCCAGCGGGATGGCGTCGGGCGACTTCATCGCCAGCGCGTTGATCTGCGCGGTCAGGGCGCGGCGCTGCGGGCTGCCGTCGGGCAGGGCCGTGGCCTGCTCATACAGCGGGATGAACTCGGTCAGCACCGCACGCTTCTCGGCAGCCTGCTTTTGCTGGATGGCGCTGTTGCGGGCGTTCACGGCCACCATGAAGTTGGCCGAGACCTTCTCCACCGATGCAAAGTCGGTCAGCAGCATCCCCTTGGTCACATCCGACATGCGGCCCAAGTTGCCGGTCTGGATGTCCTTGAGGGTCTGCTCTGGGTTTGCCATCGCGGTCTCATCGGTGACCAGATACTTGGTCACGGCGTTGACCTTGGCATTTCGCAGCGCGGTCTCAAACTTGTCGCTGTATGCCTTCTGCACACCAGCGTCACCAAGCAGCAGGGCGCTGGTGGTGATGGTCTGGCGGTACACATCAGCCAGTTCGTCAATGCTGCGCTTCTGCTGGGTCTTGGGGTCAACCCAGAAACCCTGCGACACAGCGGCCTCCAGCAGCCTGGTGCTGTTGTCAAAGTCGGCGTCGAACTTGGCGAGGCGGCGGGCCTTCTCGCGCTTCATCTCAAACTCGGCAGCCTTTGCCAGCACCGTGTTGCCCATGGTCGCCGTGGTGGCGCGGAACTTCAGCGATGCCTCGGGGTCAACTTGCGACAGGCTGCGGCTGAAGCCGTCCATCATGGTGGCAATCTTGGTCTGCACCTGCTCGGTGGTGGCAGTGCCTTCCTCCACGGCGGTCAGCATGGTGGTCAGCTGGCCGCGAGCCTCGGCCTCAAAGTTGGCCGACAGTTCAAGCGAACGGGCGCGGCGCACCGCAGCGTCAAAGACATTGAGCGAGCCACCCAGGTTCAGGCTTTCGGTGTTGCCCATCTTGGCAGCCTGCAGCTGCTCATCGGTCAACGGGTTGCTGGCAGCGTACTGGTAGCCAGCCTCCTGAGCGGCGGTCTTGGCGATGCCAAACAGCTGACCACTCAGGCGGTCAAGGGTCTGCGATACCGTCTGCGCGTTGGCCGCGCCAGCACGCAGGCCCACATAGTCCACCTGCGGGACGTTGACCTGGGGCGTCACAGCGCCAGGAATGCCTGCGGCCTCTACACGGCCAGATTGGAGAAGGGGAAGGTCTGCCATGTCTTGCCTTTATCGGAACGGGTTGACCACCGTCTGCGCGAAGTTCATGCCGCCCTGCAGCAGCGATGCGTTCGACAGCAAGCCACCCGACTTGACCGCAAAGTCGCCCGCGATCCGCAGCTGCTTGGCCTGGGTCTCTGCGGCGTTCATGGTCAGATCGGCCTGCTGCTTGGCAGCCAGGATCATCGCGCCAGCGTCCTCAAAGCCCAGGATGCGGGCGGTCAGTGCGTTCAGGTCGGTCATGCCGACATCGCGGTAAGTCGCCCGCACGTTGCTGGTCTGGGCCGTCAGCGCAGAACCCTCGTTGTAGACCACGCCATTGGCGGCAGCGCGGGCACGCACGGCGGCGTTCGCACGCTCCATGCCGCGCAGCAGGCTGTTGCCTTGGATGGTGTAGTTCAGAGCCTGGCGCTCGGCTGCCAGCAGCTTGCGGCCAGCCTGAATCGCCGCATACTTCTGGTCTTGGTCGGTGCGAATCTGCGCCAGGCGCAGCGTGTCCAGTGCCTGGACTTCGTACAGACCCTGCTGGTAGATGGCAGCCGACTGCTGGGCACCGGCTTGGGTGATCGCGCTTGCCAGCCCCAAGTAGGGCGATGCGGCGTTCACGCCAGTCTGCAGGGCGCTGAAGACCTTGCCGCCCGTGGTGATCGCATCAGCCCAGTTGAAGTCGAAGCCAAAGGACTGGTTTGCGCCAGAGCCGATGTCGCTGTAGTTGAACAGGCCGCTGGCAGCGGCAGACTCGTTGAAGCCGTAGCCGGGCGTGCCAAGCCCAGCTTCAATCGCGGCCATGTTGATGTCAGCCATCAGGTTCCTCCACTCACTGCCACCTTGTACTCAAGGCCGAGCAGGGTCATCTTCAGCGGCAGCGACTGACTGATTTCAATCGCGGCCTCACGGCTGTAGCCCAGGACGCCGTTGACCCGCTTGAGGCCCGTGAACGTCGGCTCCGGGTCATCCAGCAGCGGGTTGTCAAAAGCGCGGAACGGCACCGGGTTGTTGTTCAGAACCAAGTGCTGGGTCTCGCTGACGGCGGCGTTAATGTCCACGATGCGCTTCTTGAAGCCGAAACGCTCGCCGGTCTGCAGGCGCAACTGCACCGGCATGGTCTTGGCGTAGACCGTGAACGGCAGGCCTACCTGCCAGCTGGTGGTGGCCGCACGGTCAAAGGTCACAGCGCCGCCGCCGCTAACGGTCTCGTTGTTCAGCACAGAGCCGTCCACGATCACGTTGAGCGACTTGCCCACATGCGGCAGGCTCGACGCGCCAGAGGCCGCGCCGCCAGCGAAGCCGCAGTCGGTGAAATAGTCGTTGCGGAACAGTTCGACAAAGAACCTGTCGGTGCCGTTGAATGTGCGCTTGACCACCGCATAGATGTCGGTGACATCCACGGCCACATCCTTGAATTGCCCGTCAGTGGTGAACTCAGAGGGTGCAGTGATCTGCTGCGAGCGCATGATGCTGAAGGCCGCGATGCTGCCGTCATCCTCGTTTGCCATCAGCAGCAGGTCGCCCTCATCGGTGCTGGTGGCGCGGCGCAGGGCCATGCGCTTGGGCGACTTGAGCAGGTGCCCGGCCAGCAGCGAGATGCGCTGCGTCACATAGGTCAGCTGCGTGTCGCTGAACAGGAACTCGTTGACCGACTTGCCCTGGCGCTGGATGTAGACCGTGCCCGACTCCAGCGACTGCACGCGGGTGCCTGGCTTGGTGCCGTTGCGGCTCACGCCCTTGAACGTCAGGGTCAGCGGGGTGATCGGCTCAGTGCCAGACTGCGGCACAAAGAACTCCGAGCCGGTGGTGAACACCTGCAGGTCGCGGCCCGAGATCATGTCCACGATGACGTTCAGCGAACTGGTGTCCAGCGTGGCCTCGACTGCATCGTCATCCAGCGACTCGGTGGCAACGAAGTCATCGAAGACGCCGATCTTGCTGCCCCAGATGGTGGACGGGCGCGACTTGGAGCCGCCGAAATACAGTCGGCCTTCGTGGAAGATGACCGTGCGCGGCCAGCCCTTGCCGCTGCTCCAGACATCTTCGTAGCCGGTCTCCAGTTCCCAGCTGCCCTGCGGGATGTTGCTGGTATTGAAGAAGGGATATTCGGTTACAGCACGCACCACGGTGCCGCTGTCTACGGCGATGATCTTGGCGCGGCCTTGCGGCTGCGCGTTGATGTACTGGCCGACATGCGTGCTGTTGAAGACGCTGTTCTGCGCCGTCAGCGTCACGTTGCCAGACACAGCGCTTGGCGTCAGGTGGCCTGCGGTTGGCGTGGTGGTGGTCAACGTGAACGCATACTTGGGGATGCCCGCGAATGTGACCGTGCTGATCGACCAGTCGGCATCAGTCGCGCCGCGCACCAGCTTCACCGGGGCCAGGTCTTTCTGCACCAGATACATGGTGTCCGCAGATTGCGTCCAGTGCAGTTCCTCCAGCATCGCGCTAGTGATGCTGGTGGTCAGGTAGGCATTGCCCGAGGCGTTGATGTTGGTGACCTGCACGCCGTCCTTGAAGATGTACATGCGTTCGTTCGTGAAGCACAGCATGTAGCTGTCGTCCACGTTGAACTCAAACGGCACCAGGCGCACAACGTTGGCAGCGGCAGACGGCAGTTCAGCCAGATACTTCAGGCCGGGGCGGCGGCGAATGCCACCCTGCGGCTGCACCAGCACGTTCGTCGCCTTCGCCAGCGCGTTGTTGTATTGCGCCAAGTCAATGCGCGAGCGCAGCAGCGGGTCGAGTTCGCCCGTGCTGAAATTCGTCTGCATGTCAACGAAGCGGGCCATCAGTTCCTCACTGCGATCAGGCTGAAGTCTTCGATCACGCGAGTGGGCTGGCCCTGGCCGTCGATGTTCATGGCCGTTCGCATGTGACCGCCTCGGCCATTCTCGGCAGGCCCGCCGACAGCGATGCCCTGCCAGTACACGGCACGCTCTTGCTGCTCAGTGATCGGCAGCGCCAGGTGCCAGGCCATCATGTACTTGAGCAGCTGCACGAAATACTGCGGCATGGCCGACTCGGGCACGACATACTGGTAGTCGATGTAGACGGCGGTGAGATTGGTCAGCAGTTCGTTGCCCTGAATCTCATAGTCCTTGCGGGCCGTGGCACCGACAGCGGCGGTGTCATACACGGCGCGAGGGCTGGTCAGGCGGTCACCAGGCAGCTGGTAGGCATACCGCCAGACAGAGCCAGGCGCAGTCAGCAGCCTGGCAAGTTGAATCTTCTTGGTGTTGAAACTCCACGGGTACGTGGTCAGCACCGAATCGCGGATGTCGGGATACAGACGGTCACAGACGCTGGACTCATCGGTGCCATCGTTGAAGGATGAAATGGCCTTCGACCCCAGCATCAGCAGGGCATCGGAGCAGATTGAAACGCCAGTGTCGCCAGCAGCCATGTGAACCTCTCAATGTGAGAAGGGCCAGCCTCCGATTGCTCAGTGGCTGGCCCGTTCCGTTGGACTCCGATTAGTCGGTGTCCGTGGCGCTCACGGTGGTGCCGTCAGCGATGTCAACCACGCCAGCAGCCGAAACAGCGTTGACATAAGTCAGCACCAGGCTGGGGGTAGTGGTGTCGTACACGAAGATGATGTCACCGACGTTCAGCAGCGTTGCGATGCTGTTGAAGTAGCCGCTGGTGTTCACCGTTGCTTGGGTGTCTGCCGTCTTGTACAGGTACATCGACGGAGCGTTGCCAGCTTTGGCAGCGCATACAGTCACAAGACCAGTCGAGGAAAAAGCCATGATCTATCTCCTTCAGTCAGATCAAGATTCGCGGCAGGTCAGCGACACGATGCCTTCTGCGTCGATGGCGATTGCGCCTGCGCTGAAGACTTCGTTCACCAGCCAGCTGGTCTTCTCGGGGATGTAGTTGATCTCGGTACGCATACCGATGCCCTCGCCGTAACCCACGGCATCGCGGTGGAACGCGAAGCAGGTGCGGTCAAGCGAGCCATCAACGGCCAGGCCACCCTCGGGGCGGTCACCAAGCACGTGGAACTGGAAGCCCAGGAACGTGTTGATGTCGCCTTGCACCAGAGCCTTCACGGTGTTGAAGTCGCTGGAAGTGACGGAGGTCTCGGACAGCAGGCTGGACAGACCATTGGCGTGGATCACGATGTGACGGTTGTCCATCGGCACGTTGTTCTTGTCCATCAGGCGCTTGGCTTCGCGCAGCTTGGCAACGTTCAGATTGCTGTCAGTGCCGCCGACATCGTTGCCGACAGTCAGCGAAGTGCTGGAAGCAGCCAGAGCGTCGAGGATCATCTGATCTTGGCGGCGACCCATGGCAGTGGCAACGACTTGCACCAGTTCCTGGCGCTCATCGAAGTTCACTTTGGCCTGGCTGAAGATGTCGCTGTACTCAGCGGCGTTCCAGTCGGCAAGGGTCAACGTGACTTGCGAGAAGCCAACGTTCAAGGGGGTCACATCGGTTTGAGCGATGCGGGGGGTTGCAACGCCACGGCCCACTTTTGGGAACTTGACGGTGGAGCCTTCGACACCACGACGCGCACGGACAGCGCCAACCAGCTGGGCTTTGCCCTGGTAGGCTTGCTTAACCTCTGCGTCGAACAGCGTCACAAAGGCATTCGACAGGGAAATGCTCATTTGGGATACCTCATTCGGTTGTTGATCAGGGTTTAGTCGCGCCGGTTAGCCTGTCGCCAGGGCCGAATGCTTGCGGGTTGCGCCCGCCAATCGTCTGCATCTCGCAGCGGTCAGGGCCGATTGCTCGGTTGGCCTTGGCGCTGATTGTAGGGCGAAACATACAAAACGCAAACGGCGGGCTTGACAAGACAAAAAAAGACCCGCCGAAGCGGGTCAAGTGGCTACCAATGGCAACCTTGGAGAATCAGCCCACGTGCTGTGAAAACAGCTTCTCGACCTTCTGGCGATAGGCGGCATCCGTCTTGTATTTGGGGTCAGCCACCATCGCATAGAGTTCTTCCTTGCTGGGTGCACCCTCAAGCGGCGCAACGTCCACAGGCACCCGGCCCTCATAGGCAGAGCGAACTTTCATCAGAGCCGTCAGGCCACGGGCCGTGCCGCCCATGATCTTGAACTCCTCAAAGTCGTCCTTGCTCCAGACGCCCTTGTTCACCAGGCCACGCGCCCAATCCACCATGCCGTTGATCACGGCGTTGGCGTTGGGGCCGAGCTTTTCCATCTCGGCCTTGGGATCGACCATCTCGCCGGCCATGATCTCGCTGGCCTGCTGGTTGATCGCCACGGCCAGCTCCTCAAAGGCAGCCTGGCTGATGCCGTTGTCCTTGGCCCAGGTGGCCAGGGTCTGGCCGATGGGATGCTCCTCGCCCTTCTCACCGAAAGCACTTAAGTTGTACTTCCCGTCAGCCGGCGCGTTGTGGGCACCCTTGCTGATCTTGCCGCGCAGGTCGCGCCAGGACTTGGCCAGGCTCTCGTAGTCGGGCTTGCCGTCCTTGACGAAGTTCTCCGGCAGCCACTCGGGCGGGGCCTCCGGGGCAGCAGCTGGAGCTGCAGCTGCAGGGTCTGCAGCCTTGTGGGGGATCTCCGCTTTCTGCGGTTCTGCGGGGGTGCTGGGGTCTTCGACGGTGACCGAGTCCAATAGGCCGGTGTCACCACCGGGTTGGTCGTTGGTGTCGCTCATAGTTTCCTTGCTTGGTTGATCCGCGCTATCAAGTCCCGCACCACGTTCCTCTGCCCTTCGGCATAGAAGGCGTAGGAGGGATCTGCGCCCGGCACGGCAACGGGCACATCCACATACATCTCGCGCAGCCACTCGAGCAGCTTCTGGCCGTCCTCGGTGCCGAACACGCGCAGGGTCAGGCGCATCAGGTCTTCACGCTTTTGCGTGGCCTCGCGCCTGTCCTCGGTCTGGTCGGCGTTCTCCAGGTCTTCCCAGCCGCTCATGCCGGCATCTCCTCAGCCATGGCCGGCCCCATGGGAGCGCCGCCGGCCTGGGCCTGCATGGCCATGCCTTGGGCCACGATCTGCGCCTGCTGGGCCTTCTGG